TTGGATCTTTTGCCCCCAAAAACGGCTCAATAAGCCACTATCAGGAAGCATCTGACTAACTATGACTCAAAACCCTCAAAACGGCTTAGAACAGCCTCCTACGGCTTACCTAGGGGCGACAGAACCCCGTATTAGGTCAAAACCGGTCGATCTACCCTCCCGCGGACAGGAAATGATCGACTTTTGCGAGAAAATCATCGACCCAGTCACCGGACAACCTTTCAAACTGCTCCCTTGGCAGAAATTACTGGCTATGGAAATGCACCGAGTCAAGGCTGATGGGCGTTGGTATCACAATGAAGTGGGCGTAATTATCGCTCGCCAGAACGGTAAATCTACCTTCATGCAGCTTCGAATCCTGGCTGGAATGTTCCTCTGGGGTGAGCGTTTGCAGATCCATACTGCTCATAAACTTACTACATCATCAGAAATCTTTTGGAAGATCGATGAGATTATCCAAGCCAATGAACAACTTGTGACTCGGTTTGTAAAAAAGTACGAAACCAAGGGTAGCCAAGAGATCAAACTTAATGACGGCACTCGATACCTGGTAAGAGCCAATAACTCAGCTGCTCGCGGTATCGCAGCGCCTGACACGATTCACCTGGACGAAGTGAGAGAGTACAAAGATGATGAAGTCTGGGCATCGCTTCGATTTACCCAGATGGCATCTAAGAATCCGCAAGCAATTATGTATTCCAATGCCGGAGATCAACATTCTGTAATTCTGAACCGTATGCGCGAGCGCGGATTGGCTGCTGCTGCTGGCGCTGATGATCCGATTGGTTGGTTTGAATGGTCGGCAGAGCCAGGGTGCGCAATCGATGACATGAAGGGCTGGCAACAAGCCAATCCAAGCCTTGGACATACAATCCACATCGACAATCTGAAATCTGCAATGTCAGATGATGAGTCTATTATTCGCACAGAGTTATTGTGCCAATGGGTAAGCCAGATCAACCCAGCCATCAATCCGTCAAGTTGGACAGAGTGCGCGCATGAGGGTACGCTCGCTTTGGATCGGGAGCAACCAACTTGGATGGCTATTGATCTGAGCCCAGATCGAAAAGCAGCTGCGTTAGTTGCAGCGCAACGACTTGTTGGGGACAAGTTCTGCGTTGTATTACTGGAGACGTATTCGAATCCAGTTTCGATTGACGATAAAGACCTAGCGAACAGTATCGCCGTTTGGACTAAGCGATACAGCGTGGAGACGGTCGCTTATAGTCGTCAGACCGCTGGCGCAGTTGCTTCTCGATTGATTCCAGCAGGTATTCCAACAACTGCCATCGATGGAGCGATCTACGGGCAAGCCTGCGACGAGATGTTGTCGGCTATTACCTCCCAGCGGTTAGTTCACACAAACCAAGCGGAGTTGAATAAGCAAGTGCTATCCGCAGTCAAACTTCCATTTAAAGATGGCGGTTGGTATTTAGGACGCAAGGCATCTGGTGCCACAATCTGCGCAACCGTCGGTATGGCAATGGTGTCTCACTTTGCGACACGTCCAGACTCAGAAGTGGACATCGTGTTGGGTTGATTATGCTATAATTTTGTGCTAATGGCTATCAGAGATTTGTTCGCGAAGGCTCCTGAACCGGTAGGACTTACGGTTGATGCAGCTGCGACTCCAGCACCTTTCAACTCAAGTTACAATAACTATTTCTATCCGTTGTCAAGTGCTACACGCCAACAGGCGATGGCTATTCCAACGATTGCAAGAGCGCGTAACATTTTATGCAGCCTCGCCACATTGCCACTAGAGCAATACGTTAAAAGTACCGGCGCACACGTCGAACCCAATCGAGTAATAAACCAACCTGATTCGCGCGTTCCCGGTTCTGCTATTTACGCTTTTATTGCTGAGGATTTGTTATTCCATGGCGTGGCGTATGGACAAGTCATGTCTATGTATGCTGATGGACGTATCCAAGAATGGACACGCGTTGCACCAGAGCGCGTTACTTACAAAACAAACGCAAACCAAACAGAGATCATCGGTTACACAATCGATGGATTAGATACACCTTCAATGGGCGTTGGATCTCTTGTTGTTTTCAATGGTTTGGATGAAGGATTCTTATCTCGCGCAGGTCGCACAATTAGAGCTGCGGTTGCACTTGAAAACGCATCAGAAGCATTTGCTAAAGAGCCAGTACCAATGATGGTTCTAAAATCAAACGGAACAAACCTTACTAGCGAGCGTATTGGCAAACTGCTTGAAGCCTGGCGCGTTGCCCGCAGTACACGATCAACCGCATTTCTTAATGCTGATGTTGAATTGCAGGCAATGGGAATTGATCCAAACAAACTGCAACTAAACGAGGCTCGTCAGTACGTAGCGCTAGAATTATGCCGCGCTATTGGCTTACCTGCTTACTTTGCAAGCGCTGAAACAACATCAATGACCTACTCCAACGCTACGGCGGAACGTCGAAGCCTTATTGATTTTGGTGGTCGCAATTTACTTTTGGCAATCGAACAACGTTTGTCAATGCCGGATTTTGTCGGTCAAGGCAATGAAATCCGTTACTCGCTAGACGAATACTTGCGCGGTAATCCTTTGGAGCGCGCGCAGGTTTATGAAATCCTGAATCGTATTGGCGCAATGAGCGTTCAAGAGATTCGCGAAGAAGAGGATCTAATCGACACATGAAAATAACAATGCCGGTATCAATTACTGCATCAGATGTTGAATCACGCATCATTGCGGGTCGTATTGTGCAATGGGATGCTGAAGGTAATACATCAGCGGGTCGCACAAAGTTTTTGCCTAACTCAATCAACTTTGGCAAGAACACAAAACTAGTTTTAGAACACAACCGCACAAAGCCTCTAGGCAAGTTGGTCGAATGGTCTCAGGATGATACAGGCATCACAGCATCATTCAAGATCGCTAAGACAACTGCTGGCAATGATGCTTTGGAAGAGGCTGCAACTGGACTTCGTTCAGATTTCAGCGTTGGCGTAGAGGTAGATGCTTGGGACAACAAGGATGGCGTTATGGCTATCTCAGCATCAAACCTAATTGAAGTTTCACTCGTAACTGATGGAGCAATCCCAGGTGCGGAAGTGGAAAAGGTAGCAGCAACCGAAACACCTGGTACCGCTGCAACCGAAACAACCCCGGAACCTCAGATCGAGGAACCTAAGACAGAAGGAGACGACCTAGTGTCAGAAACCGTTTCAGAGGCAGTATCAACCGAGACGGTTGAAGCTGCTAAGGCTGAAGTTAAGGCGACATCACATCCGCTTAACTCACAGCGCGTTCGTACACCTATCGTTTCAGCAGGCTCATACCTAGAGCACTCAGTTCGCGCAGCAATGGGCGATGAGACATCTAAGTTGTATGTTGCTGCTGCATCAGATACAACAACTACTGAGGTTGCTGGACTTGTTCCAACACCACAACTCACAACAATTTGGGATCCAAAGACAACAAACATTCGTCCAGCAATTTCTGCTGTTCGCAATGCTGTACTTCCAGCTGCTGGAATGACTTTTGAAATCCCTCGCGTTAAGACTGCTCCAACAGTAGCTGCTGCTGCTGAAAAGGGTGCATTCTCAGATACTCAGACAGAAATCGAGTATGTATCTTGCTCAGTCGCCAAGTACGCCGGAATGCAGAAGTTCGATGTTGAGGTTCTTGACCGCACATCACCAGCATTCTTTGACGAGTTGGTTCGCCTAATGGCTAACGCATACGCAAAGGCAACAGATACAGCAATGGTTACAGCACTACAGGCTGGAACACTTGACTCAACAGTAATCACACTTCCATTCGATGGAGATGAGTTTGCTGGTTACATCTCACGCGGTGCTGCATCAATTTACAACGCAACAAAGCGCTTCCCAACTGGAATTATCGTAACTCCAGATCAATGGGCTGCTTTGATCGCTTTGACAGATTCAAACAAGCGTCCACTATTCAATGTTGCTGGTAACTCACAGAATGGCGTTGGCGTAGTAGAGCCAGGCAATGCTGTTGGTTCAGTAATGGGACTTCCAGTATTTGTAGATCCATACATCTCAGGTACAGGCGATGATTCAATCATCATGGTAAACCGCGAAGCGTTTACATGGTACGAAGGTGCCGGACCACTACCACTACGTACTAACATTGTTGGTACAGGTCAGGTTGAAGTTGGTTACTACGGCTATGGCTCAGCGGTCACTTTGACTGCTGGCGGTGCGTTCACACTTAACCAGAGCGCGTAATTAATCATGGCGGGGGGGTTGCTCCCGATCTCCCCGCCAGTCGTTTAGAGAGGACGAAATGCCAAGTATTATCACAGCTGCACAGTTGAGAACGGTGCTTGGTGTTTCGTCTGCTCTTTACAACGATGCTTATTTAGACGACATAATTGATACATCTGAGGCAGTTATCTTGCCTCTACTTACAACTTTTGCAGCACCAATTGAAAAGGTTTCGCTGACTGATAATGTCGCAACCTTTCAGACAGTAGGAATCCATGAGTTCACCGAAGGACAATCAGTTGTCATCGCAGGATGCGGATCTCCATTTAACGGCACTCGAACAGTCAATGCTGATGTCGATGCGTACACATTTACAGCAGACATCACTAATGCCGATGTTATCGAGCGAAATGTCATACCTAGCGGATCCGCAACACTTACAGGCGCTTCAACGTATGTTGGAGTTGCAGCGGTTGAATCCGCCATCATTGTAGTTTCAGTTGAAGTATTCCAATCTCGTACAGCACCAGGCGGACAGATCGAGGGCGTAGACTTTGCTCCATCTCCGTACCGCATGGGTCGCAGTTTGTTTAACCGCGTCGTTGGTTTACTTGGACCTTACATTGATGTTGAGACGATGGCTCAATAATGCCGAGCACTATTCTTTCAGCAGTTCGTACTCCTCTTGCCACAGCACTCTCTGGAGTTGCAGCAAACGTATTTAGTTACGTCCCTGAGCAGATCCCAGCGCCTGCTGTTGTTGTCGTACCGGATTCTCCATACATGGAGTTTGAGACAATTGGCAAGAGCACCTTTCGATGCAAACTAAATTACACAATTACGTGCTGCGTTGCTTACAATAGCAACCCTGCATCACTCGATAACATTGAACAATTAATTACTAGCGTCGTAGCGGTTATTCCAGCCGGTTATGATGTCGAAGTAGTTGATCGTCCAACAGTTACACAAGTAGGCGCTAGTAACTTGCTAGTCGCGGACATACGCGTATCCACCTGGTATACGCAGACGGCATAAGGAGAAAACCCAATGGCAACAACAGTTATCACGGGTCGCGACCTAACTCTAACCATCGCTACTACAGCGTACGATGCTCAGACAACTAGCGTCACACTCGTAAACAGCCCAACAATCGATGTCTATCAGACACTCGATGGCAAGGCATACAAGCACACAGACGACCAATGGACTCTCAACGTAGAGTTGTTGGCTGACTGGGGTGCAGCATCATCACTATTTGAGGCAATGTGGTCAGCTGCTGATTCAGCACCAAACACCACTCTTGCAGTTTCACTAACAGCAGTTACAGGCGCAGTATTTGCTTGCAACGTATTGCCTGTTTACCCAACAGTTGGCGGATCTGCTCCAGGAGCACAGACCGATACTTGGGCGCTAACAGTAGTTGGAACACCAGCAGACACATTCAGTTAAAATCTAACAAACGGGAGCACTAGATGAAATTACCAATAACAATTACATACAACTCTGGAGATTCTGCTACTTATGTAGCACAGCCCCCAGAATGGGCAAAGTGGGAACGTGAGACCAAGAACACCATTTCTCAGGCTAATGACAAGATTGGCATCTGGGATCTTATGTTTTTGGCTTATCATGCTTACAAGCGAGAGAACGCTGGAAAGCCTGTTAAGTCTTACGACATTTGGTCTGAAACCGTTGCTGACGTAACAGTTGGAGACGATAACCCAAAAGCCACCAACCAGGAAGCATAAGGCGGATCCTCGTTAATCTAGCAATAGAGACGGGGATACCGATGCAATACTGGGAGGATGCAGACGACATTTTAACCGCGATTGAAATCTTAAAGGAGCGAAGTGATGGCAGATGATGTCAAGATCGCTTATGACAAAACAGATTTACGCGGTATTACCAGGGCTTTCAAGGCTATGGACGATCAAGCCATTGAAGCTGCTAAGAAAGAAAGTTCTGCACTTGCTGAGTTTGCTGCTGACCGTATTAAGATCCAAGCAGCGACTCGTACGGTTTCAGGTACTGCTGCTCGCCGTATTGCTGATGGAGTTAAGGTAAGTAAGACTTCTAAGATCGGTGAGTTCAGTTACGGCTTTGCTCGTCAAAAGTTTTCAGGTGGCGGTTCAACTCTGGATCTACTTTACGGTATGGAGTTTGGATCTAATAGATTTAAGCAATTCCCAAAGCGTACGCCAAACAAAGGCAGAGGCAATAGCGGGTATTTCATCTACCCAACATTGCGTCAGATTCAGCCAGAGTTAGTTCGTAAGTGGGAAGAAGCATTTAGCAGTATTTTGAAGGAGTGGGATTAATGGCAGGTAATAGAACCCTTAAACTCTCGATCCTTGCTGATGTTGATGATCTCAATAAGAAGTTAAAGGCTGCTAATGGCGATGTTCAAAACAGCGCTACACAATTAGAAAAGTTTGGCAAGGTTGCCGGTGCCGCGTTTTTAGCAGCTGCTGCTGCTGCCGGAGCCTATGCAGTTAAGATTGGCGTTGATGGCGTTAAGGCTGCATTAGCCGATGAACAGAGCCAAGTTAAATTAGCCTCAGCATTAACCAATGCAACAAACGCAACTAAAGAACAGATCGCAGCAACTGAAGATTCCATCGATAAGATGGCTCGCGCTACTGGTGTTGCAGACGACCAACTCCGTCCAGCGCTTGCTCGTTTGGCTTTAAGTACAAACTCAACCAGTAAGGCTCAGGAATTATTATCCCTTGCCCTTGACATCTCAACACAAACAGGCAAACCACTCGAAGGCGTAGCCAATGCTTTGGGTAAGGCTTACGATGGCAATACCGCAGCACTTGGTAAATTAGGTGTTGGCTTGTCTAGTGCCGAATTGAAGGCAATGACATTTACTGACGTCCAGCGCAAACTAAGCGATCTCTTTGGAGGCGCAGCTGCTAAGAACGCAGAGACTTACCAGGGGCGCATGGATCGCTTAAAGGTTGCTTTTGATGAATCAGTTGAAGCAATCGGTTATCGTCTATTGCCTATTTTGCAATCTCTCATCGATGTTATTCTTAATAAGATCGTTCCAGGCTTTGAAAAGTTCGCAAAACTCTTTGATCCAATCAAGGCTGCAATTGACCGTAACAAAGAGTCATTCCAAGCACTTGGTTCATTTATCGTAGATTACATTGTGCCGGTGTTTACAGTTGCTTTAGGTGGGGCGATTTCATTCGTTGCCAAGATCGCTGCTGGTGTCGTAGACATCGTTGGCGGGGTCATTAACGTAATCCGTACTCTCGTATCAGGCGCCATCGATGGCATCAATGCCTTAATTAAGGCTTACAACGCCATCCCACTATTGCCTAACATTCCAACCATTTCTAAGCCATCATTTACAACTCCAACAGTTTCGGCGCCAAAAGTAAGTACTCCAAGTTACACAGCGCCAACGATCTCAGCCCCTAGCGGTGCAGGGTCTACTGGTACAACATCTGGTACAACATCAGTTGCCAAGGCTGCATCAACTGCTGCGGTTGCATCAAGTGCTATTGGGTCATTTAATGCCGGAGCATTTAGAGCTGCTGAGGAGCGCACATCTGGAGATACTTACAACATCACCGTAACAGGAGCCTTTGACAAAGAAGGCGTAGCCCGTCAGATCGTTGAGATTCTTAATGATTCAACGGCTCGCGGTGGTGGCGGTGGAGTAGGAGCGTTCCAGACAGCATGACGCAATGGACTCCTGAATGGGCTGTATCGATCAATGGCGCAGGCGATGTCACTAATCTGACACTTGCCAACCTAACTATTACATCAGGGCGTACTGACATTTACTCTCAACCGTATGCTGGCTATTGCAATGTTGAGATCATTAACCTAGATCAATCGCCTATTGTCATGGACATCAATGACCAGGTATCAATCAAGGTCAAGGACTCAACTGGCACATTTGTAAACATCTTTGGTGGCTATGTCTCAGACATCGACGTAACGGTATCTGATGCGGGTTCTAACGGCGTTTCAGAGCGCATTCGGGTAATTGCCTTGGGTGCATTGTCAAAACTGCCTAAGAGCCTCACAGAGGGTGTTTTGAGCAAGGCTTTTGATGGCACACAGATTTACACGATTCTTTCAGAATTACTCTTAAACAACTGGAATGAAGTACCCGCAGCTGAGACTTGGGCTAATTATGATCCGACAACAACCTGGGCTAATGCTGAAAATGTTGGACTTGGCGAGATCGATCGTCCAGGCGATTACGAATTAACTTCGAGATCATCAGACCTCACCAACGTTTATTCTTTGGTATCCGCTTTGGCTACATCTGGATTCGGTTACATCTACGAGGACTCAGTTGGACGAATTGGGTATGCCGATAGTACTCACAGAGCCGATTACCTCAGCACAAACGGGTATACAGAGTTATCGGCTAATACTGCACTTGCTCGCGGTATTCGTACCCAAAAGCGCGCCGGCGATGTACGCAATGACGTAACGATCGTGTACAAGGCAAACGCTACGGCTAATGCAGTAGATACCCAATCCCAGGCTATTTATGGACCACAGCAATACCAGATCAATACCTCGCTAGAAAACTCCATCGATGCTGAGGAGCAGGCAGATTTCTATCTTGGTTTGCGAGCCTTCCCACAGCCTCAATTTAAAGAAATCACATTTCCATTGGCTAACGGCGAATTAGATGATAACGATCGGGACGCTTTGCTCAATGTGTTTATGGGTCTACCTTTAGACATTATCAATTTGCCAGCAAACATTACAGATTCTAGGTTTCAAGGTTTTGTCGAGGGCTGGACTTTTCAGGCTGGGTATAACCAACTCAACCTAACCCTGACTCTTAGCCCTACCGCGTATTCGATCATCACAACTCGTTGGGATCGCGTAAATGCAACCGAAACTTGGAACACTTTAAGCCCAACCCTCGTATGGAATGACGCTACAATAGTAGCCTGATAAAGGAGAAACATGGCAACAACAACTAACTTCGGGTGGGAAACTCCCGACGATACAGACCTCGTAAAGGATGGCGCAGCTGCTATTCGTACTGCTCTGGGTGGAGTTGATACGTCCTTTGTCGATCTAAAGGGTGGCACAACTGGACAAGTATTAAGCAAGGCATCTAACACAGACCTCGATTACACCTGGGTAACTACTGATGATGCTAACGCGATCCAGAACGCGATTGTCGATGCTAAGGGTGACTTGATCGCAGCAAGCGCAGCTGATACTCCTGCACGCTTAGCAGTAGGCGCAAACGGCACAATTCTTGTCGCTGATTCTACAGCTGCAACTGGTTTAAAATGGGCAACTACAGGCAATTTTGTAGGTTGCAGAGTTTATGCATCATCAGCACAAACAATTTCAAATGCAACAGATACAATAGTGGCTTTTGCAAATGAATCTTATGATACTGATGGTTTTCATAGCAACGTAACAAATAACAGTAGAATGACAATTCCTGCTGGTTTAGCAGGTTATTACAGAGTTACGGCTAACATTGGTTTTTTACCAAACGCTTTAGGTCGAAGAATCTATGCAATAAAGTTTAACGGGGGTGGATTCATTTCTCAGGGTGAGATGACACCGGGAGCAAGTATTGAACCAGTTGGAACAATTACTGATACCTATTATCTTAATGTAAATGACACTGTTGAATTAAATGTTTTTCAAACTTCAGGTGGAAATCTTAATACATCAGGTTCTAGCGTAAGAGATTACTTCGAAATTGTAAGAATAGGATCATAAAATGTACGAAAAAATTATTGAAATTTATCCAGAATTAACAGATGCTGATTTCATGCCTGAAACAGGCGTAATTCATCTTAAAGATGATGGCGATGGAATTGCTTACATTGCTAAATGGGAATACTCAAAGCCAATTCCTGCTGGGTTAAAACTAGGTAAATGAAAGTTCGTTTATCTAAATCCGTTGTTCAACTAAGAGAACAGGCAGACGATGCTTATCCAGATCGAAAGCGTGACTCGGACGGCACGATCGGGGATGCCAAACACTCAACCCGAAAGAGCGATCATAACCCTGACCCTAATTCAGGGTATGTCCGCGCTCTCGATCTCGATGCTGATTTCGACAAACAAGCCAGTACAGCTGCTTACGTTGCCGACCAGATACGAATTGCAGCCCGAACAGATAAACGAATCGCTTATGTCATCTTTAATCACAAAATTGCAAGCGCTCGAAGCCTCTGGCGCTGGCGCAAGTACACCGGAGTTAATCCACACACCAAGCACATCCACATCAGTTTTACAAAGGCTGGCGATACGGATTCGAAGTTTTTTAACATCCCGTTACTAGGAGGAACAGATGACACAAGACCTGAAAAAGATGTTAGCAAGTTGGGGCAGAGCGTTCCTAACAGCTGCTCTTGCACTTGTCGCTGCCGGAGAGACTGATCTAAAGAACATTGCTTACGCTGGTGCGTTGGCAACTATTCCACCAGTTTTGCGTTGGTTGAATCCTAAAGATGAATCATTCGGACTACGGTGACGGCAAATGATTGGGCGGGACTCATTCTCGCTATTTTTTCGACGCTTGCTATTGTTATTGGCGGTTTGCGTTATCTGGTTCGCGGTTGGTTGTGGACTCTTACGCCGAATGGTGGATCATCTCTCGCTGACCGATTGGCAAGAATAGAGACACGCCAAGAGCAGATGATGGAATTGCTTAAGAAGTAAGGGACACTTATCCACATGGCAAGAAAAGCAACTAAGGCGCTAGAGGAACAAGGCTATTCAAAACTGGATGCTTACTGCATTGGGCTTTATGAATACTTTTGCAGCTTGAAGCGAGCAGGTTTTGCAGAGGATGTAGCGATGTTTATGATTACAGAACCTCAAGCTTACCCAGGTTGGATCTTGCCAGATCCTATCGACCCAGAGCGGTTCGGTGACTATGAGGACGACGACGAGGACTAATGACAGTCAAAAGAATTGCTTGGATCTCAGACATTCAAGCCCCGTTCTTTCATGAAGCAGCAGTCAAAAATCTAGGCAAGTTTTTAAGGGCTTACAAGCCACACCAAACCATCTGTATCGGTGATGAGATTGATCTACCTCAACTCGGTGGATTCGCTCAACCTTGGCAAGAGGTCGAAGGTAACATCGATGAGGATCGCAAACTCACTTTAGAGATTCTGAAATACCTGGGCGTTACTGATGTAGTTGGCTCCAACCATGGAGCAAGAGTTTACAAGTCACTATCTCGCAGATTGCCGGCATTTATGAACCTGCCAGAGCTGCGCTATGACAAGTTTATGGGCTATGACAAGGCTGGTATTAAGTATCATCCAAACGGCTTTGACTTTGCTCCAGGTTGGCATACATGTCATGGAGACGCTTTTCCACTATCAAACAAACCCGGGCAAACCGCGTTGAATGGTGCGATGCGAATGGGTAAATCAATCGTGTCGGGACACACGCATCGCCTTGGTTTAAGTGCTCATTCTGAGGCATCTGGAGGCCGATACGGGCGTATTGTGTGGGGAGTTGAGGTTGGCAACCTTGTAGACCTTTCAAGCCCTGGTATGGGATACACGAAGGGTTATGCTAATTGGCAGATGGGCTTTGTTGTAGGTACTTTGCATGGCAAGCGCTTCACGCCTGAACTTATCCCAATTGATCCAAGGGACGGATCCTTCATCTACCAGGGCAAACGCTGGGGCTGATAGTGTATAGTTTTTTTACGACCAGATAGATTAGCCCGCGTGGCTAGTGCCTAGGTATTTGGTTGTCTGCCATTGGCTAGGGTTTTCTGAGTCGCACTCAGCCCCTAGCCTTTGTGCTTACAGGTCTAAATTTAGGTCTAAATCGTTATCGTTTCGTTATCAAAGTAACGTGAAATTGTCTGATAAATGTGAGACCGTAATCCAGTAGCCAAAAATGGTTACAAGAACGGGAGCATAAAATGGATCTACAAGTACCGATTATAGTGTTATTACTATTGGCTAATGTCCTTTGGTTTATTGTTGGTTGGGGCAAAGGTTTTCAGGAAGGCAAGCGCGAAGGCGTTTTGGTTGGCAAGAACTTTCAGCGTGTGAGTGAAAATGCGCGCTAATGACATCCTTAACGAAGCACAGGACCTCATCGCAGACCGCGGTAAAGATTACGGCTTGGCAGCTCTCAATCACCTTCGAATCGCCAAACTCTGGTCAGCCTACCTTGAACGTAACATCGAGCCTCACGAAGTCGCAATCTGCATGGCACTTGTCAAAGTCTCACGCTTACAAGAGTCGCCAAACCACGCAGACAGTTACAAGGACGGCTGCGCATACATTGCGCTCGCTGGACAAATTGCATCAACTGATTGGAGTGACCTTGACAGTTATTAAGGCAGCCCCTGGAGTCTGGTGTGATTACTGCAAAGTCCGGTATGGCACTAACTCGCCACTAGGACAAAAGGGCGCCAGTTACACAGTTATAAGCAATCATCCACGCAGTCAAGGGACACGACGTCATTACTGCAACAGCTGCGCCATCGAGGTTCAGACATGGGCAGATGGTACGGTCTGGTCATTACCGGAACAAACCGAGTATTTAATGAAACAAGAGGAGTTACCAAGTGTTTAATCTTGCAGATTACGAGACAGTAGAAAGCCGTTTGGAAAAGTTTATTAAGGACTTTCCAGACTTCAGAATTGCAACCGAATTGGAGAGTTTTGCTAATGATCGATTCATTGTTAAAGCGTACCTTTATAGAACTTTCGCAGATAGCGTGGCGTTTTCGACAGGATACGCTGAGGAGAAGGTTACTGATCGTGGTGTTAATTCAACTTCAGCGCTGGAGAACTGCGAGACTTCTGCGATCGGTCGAGCACTTGCAAACGGCGGTTACGCAGCTAAAGGCAAGAGACCTTCCAGAGAGGAAATGAGCAAGGTGGAACGCCTAAGCGCTAAAGACATTGCTAAGGCTAAAGAAGTGCCATCATTTAAGAATAAAGAGGAAGCACTAGCTGCTGACCCTTGGTCAAAGGAGCCAATCTATGGGGATGTTACTCAACCTCCAGCAATCAGCGCAGCTGAGGCAATTGCTAATGTTCAGGGCATTCTCGGCGGTACAAACGCAGAGGGTTGCGTTCATGGTGACATGGTATGGAAAGAGGGCGAAAAGAATGGGCGTGCCTGGGGTGGCTTCTTTTGCACTTATGCGCCACGCACCGGAGAAGCCAAGTGTTCAACAGTTTGGCACAACCTTGCATCATCAGGCAAGTGGGAACGTCAAGCATTAAGGAGTGTGTAATGGGATTTGTAGAAGTTAAAGTAAATGGACAATGGATCAATCTTATGGCAGCTGAGATCCGGTGCCAGTTATGTAATGAACCAGTTGTCATTGCAGAGATTGCAATACCGGACAAAGTAGATGATGGTGCTAATGCCACTTGGACTTGCAAACGATGCAAAGCAGTAAATGGCTAACCATCGCAAACATCGAGGCTATCGAACTCAAAAGGTTATAGCCGATTATCTGAAACAGTTTTGGGCTTATGCCGATACCGCTGGTGCTGGTCGTCAGGGTGAGGACATTCTCAACATCCCGACGATTAGCATCGAGGTAAAGGCTCGCTCAGACTTTCAGCCCTTAGCCTGGATTAAACAGGCTGAGACCAACGCTAATGGAAAACTACCAATGGTTATCATGCGGTGCAATGGTCAAGTAGAGGATGCAGGCGAATACCTGGCTTTTGTTAAAGTCAAGGACATCATGCCAATCATCCATCAAGCTGCGCCAAGTGATGAAATCCAGAGATGTATTAAGTGCGGATCTTGGAACTTTGAAGGGAAGGATTGTCTACCATGCCGATTTATGAGTACAAATGCGTAAAGTGCCAGATTGCAATGGAGATGGAAAGATCGATACACGAGGAAGCAGATCCAATCTGTTGCGGTGAG